ATGGGTTATATCAATTGGAAAAAGGCGCGTGCCTCCAGTTTGCAAGAAGCCTTCTGGCTGGTGAAGGAGTATGGCAAGACAAAGCGAAATCTATCCGTGGCGCGCATCGCCGAACTGATGGGAATGGAAGACGAATCCCTTTTATACAAGTGGATGAAAGGTTCCATGCCAGTGCAAAAACTACATAGCTTTGAATATGTGTGCGGTGCCAATTACGTCAGCATTTATCTGGCCAGCAGCGACAACAAGCTGTTGATTGATATTCCGACCGGGAAAGCATTGAAAGAAGTGAGCGTGATGGAAATGCAAGGCGCTTTTAATGATGCGATGGGCTTGCTGATTAAGTTTGCATCAGGTGAAGCTGAAGCGGATGAAACGGTGGCGGCCTTAACCAGATCAATGGGTGATTTAGCCTACCACCGTGAAAACGTACAAAAGGCCGAAGCGCCTGAACTCGATTTTGGGGAAGGAAATGAATAAAGAATGGTTTAGTGCGAAGGAATTGGAAGGTCTTTGTGGATTACCTAAAACTGTACGAGGTGTACGTTTAAAAGCTGATCTGGAAAACTGGAAAAAACAAAAACGATCTAAAGGGAAAGGTTTTGAATACCACATCTCAGCCCTTCCAGAAGAAACCCGCCAGTACCTAATTGCCCAGCAAATTCAAGCCGGACGTGCCGCTCAACAGGCGGAAATGAATGGTCGTGCCAAAGCGACAGCGGCCAAAATGGCATTGAAAATAAAAACGACTCAACAGGTTAGAGAAAGCCAGCTTCAAGGTGTTTTGGCTCAAATAGCTCATTTGGAAGGCGAAGACCGAAAACGCGCTGAAAGCAGTAGTCTAGTATTGGAAATGTGGCAAAGCTACATCAAGCACAGTGATGATGGGAAAACCAAAGCGACTGAAAAATTTTTGTTTATGTGGTCGGAGCGACAATTTCCGATGCCAGCCGATTTTGAGTGGGTCTACGACTATGTTGGCACCACACTCAATAAGGCAACACTTTATCGTTGGATTCAAAATCCAGATCGTCTCATTAAAAAATACGGAAACCGGAGAGGCCAGACCCTGATTGACACCCAGCCAGAGGTGAAATCATTTGTCACATCCATGCTGTACACCCATCCACAGGCACAAGCCAAGGATATTCTTTACGGGCTGGAGTCTGAGTTTGATGGCACCGATGTCAAGATTCCGGGCAAAGCGTCCATCCAGCGCTGGCTGAACAAATACAAGCAGGAAAACAAAGCCGTTTATAAAGCGATCACCCATCCGGACGCCTATAAAAACAGCTATATGCCAGCCCTGGGTGAAATCAAAGCGAGTGCCCTTAATGAACGCTGGGAAATGGATGCCACCCCAACTGACTGGGATTTGACAGACGGACGTTACAGCCTGTTAGCCAAAATTGATGTTTACAGCTTAACGCCGCGCGTATTGCTAAGCCCAACGGCCACATCTGGCGCTCAGGCAAAACTGTTACGTGACTGCTTTATGAACGACGGGCTGCCTGACACCATTAAAACCGACAATGGTGCGGACTACGTCAGTCTTCAAATCCGCACCGCTTTGCGCAACCTAAATATTGAACAAGATATTTCTGCGCCGTTTTCTCCTTGGGAGAAAGGGCATATTGAACGCTTCTTCAAAACCCTATCACACTCGCTGCTGAAAATGCTGCCAGGCTTTATCGGGCACAATGTGGCTGAACGATCGGAAATTGAAGACAGAAAAGCCTTCAGTGAGCGCCTCTTCAAAAAAGGCGAAGTGATCGAAGTCAAAATGACTGCCGCTCAATTCCAAGAGCATATCGATCACTGGGTCAATTATGTTTATCTGCATGAAGAGCACGGCGGATTGGGCGGAAAAACGCCTTTCCAAATGCTCTCTGAATGGACAAAACCGATCCGAAAAATTCAAAACGAACGCGCGCTGGACATTCTTCTGGCCAGTGTTGGCGAACGTACGGTCGGAAAAGAAGGCATTCGCTTAGACAACTTCAACTACATCGCGCCTGAGCTTGGGCCAATCGTTGGCCAAAAAGTCCAGATTCGTAAAGACCCTGTCGATGTTGGCACCATATTCGTTTTTCAAGGTGGTGAATTTATCTGCATCGCTGAAGATGCGCGCTATGTCGGCATCCGTCGCCAAGATATTGCCATTGAAGCCAAAAACCTCGCTAAAAAAGCCATCAAAGAAAAGAAAAAAGAAATCCGTCAGATCCAGTCCAAGGTCAATACCAAAGACATTGCCGAACAAATTTTGGCGCACAAGCGCGAACAGAACAACGTGTCCATGTTGCCTAAACAAACTGAATCTTACACAAATGACATGCTTGAAGCCGCGACAGAAGCGACTGAATTACGCAGACCATCCACTGAAAATAAGCCATTGGAACCGCTTAAACCATTGGAGCCGGTCGAAAGCCTGCCAAGTGTTACGGACCCACAAGCCATCCACAGACGTTACTTGCGCCTAATCAACAAACTTGAAAAAGGAGAAGAATTAAGTTCGGAAGAAAGCAGATTTTATAAAGGCTATCACGATACGCCAGAGTGTTGTGCCATGCAGGAATTTTTTGAAGACTTTGGGCTGCTGGAAACGGTTAATCAATGACAGCCCAAAACAATTTTAACGCCGATTTAAACCGCCATTTAAATCGAAATTAACCGCAAGGTGAATTAAATGATAACACAAAGCTCCATTGCTCCACTACAAAATGTGTCCTTATGCTCAGCCGCCATCAGCCGCGCGCTCAGTCGGCCGAACGGCTTACCAGGCATACTCGCATTTTATGGGCCGTCCGGCTACGGGAAGTCCGTCGCAGCCACCTATTCATCCAACAAGCACCGTGCTTATTATGTTCAGTGCAAAAGTGCATGGACCAAAAAAGCATTTTTAATGGCCTTGCTACGAGAGATGGGCGTGCAGCCGGTTAGAACCATCCCGGAAATGGTTGATCAAGCCGCGCAGGAAATTGCCCTGTCCGGACGCCCTTTGATAATCGACGAAGCGGATTTTCTGGTGGAAAAAAACATCATCGAAATCGTCCGAGATATCTACGAAAGCACTTTCTGCCCGATCCTGCTGATCGGAGAAGAACAGTTGCCGGCCAAACTCAAAAAGTTCGAGCGCTTCCATAACCGAGTCCTACAGTGGATACAGGCGCAACCGGTTAACCTGCAAGAAGCTGGATCACTGGCCAAAATCTATGCACCTGGCATCGAGATACACGACAACCTAATGCAAAGCATTATGGAAGCCAGCCGTCACGTAACGCGACGTGTCTGTGTAAACCTCAACCTTGTTAACGAAGTCGCCAAAAAAGAAGGCTGGCATGAAGTGGATGCCAGTTTATGGGGTAAACGTGAGCTTTACACCGGCCAAGGAACAATCCGCAAGGGGGTATCACTGTGATTAGTGAAGGTCGCAAACCAACACATTTAATGCCTAACGGGCAACCAACTCACCGCGAAGCCGTGTGGACCTTGGTGCGCCAACTTAAAACATTTGATGTGATGGCAATTTTAAGAAACGCCAAAGGTCAAAATGGCTTAAAGCAAGACAATGTCAGCTACTACTTGCGCGGCTGGGAACGAGCCGGGTATTTATCCGTTGAACCTTGCGCACAACGTGGCCAAGCCAAGGTGTACACCCTTGTTAAAGATACCGGTGTCAATCCGCCTCGCGTCAATGTAAAAGGCAAACCCATTACCCAAGGGGATAAGCGCCTCCAGATGTGGAACACCCTGCGTATTACTCGGCAGCTTAACTATCGCGAACTGGCCGCCATGGCCTCCACCGACGACCAACCCATCGCCGTGAATGACGCTCAAGACTACCTGTTCAATCTGTACAGAGCGGGCTATTTAATCCAAGTAAGCCCGTCCTGTAACAGCGGCACACTCGCTGTCTATCGCCTAAAACCGGCGATGAACACAGGGCCAAAACCACCACTGGTTCAACGCACTCAAGTGGTCATTGATCAAAACTTACGGCAAGTGGTCTGGCCGCGTGGCGAGGAGGTTCAAGGTGATTATTGAATACCAAAATGAAAACTGGTTTATAGCCTTGCAGCAGGCTTGCAGTGTGCAATCACAAAAGCGTGTGGCGGATCAGTGCGGCATCAGCGCCACCGCCGTCAACCAGGTTTTAAAAGGCGTTTATAAAGGCAGTCTGGACAACGTCATTGAAAAAGTATCCGGCGCACTGCTCAACCAAAGCGTGCACTGTCCGGTGCTGGATGACATCACCACCGACTTGTGTGCAAAGTACCGGAAAGAAGGTTTTATGCCCACAAACCCCATGCGAGTGCAGCTGTATCGCGCTTGCCAAACCTGTCCGAACAACCCCAAAAACTACGGAGAGCAAGTATGACCAACTACATACCACCTTTACAAGCCATATCATTGTACGTTGACGAATTACGGCTGTCTGACAGCGATCAAATACTCGTTTTCCAGTCGTGCTCATCTGATGGCGTCACTATAGCGCTGATTGACAGGCATGGATACAAGATCAAAGCAATGACACTTGATGAAGCAGAAAACATTGCAACTGACCTACTAACAAACATACGACAGGCCAAAAGAGCCATAGCGAAAAAGTAGCCTAATCGAAAGGAGAACCATCATGACCCATCAAACGCAAAACGACCACCACATTACCGACTTAGCGCACAACCGTGCCGTGCATGGGCTGATTTATAAAGCCACCAATGCCCAGCGAGCCGTTGCTTTTTGTGATCAGAAAGGCCTGACGCCCACACACATCACGATGGACGCCGACACCAAGTTTCCCATCGTGGTGATTACACCACCGGAAGCTGGCCACGACATCCTTGTGGACGCCAAACCGATAGGGTCGAAACTGCTTGCCTATGAACTCAATTTCACCGGCCAGACAATCGCCAAACTGATCTGGCCAAAAAAACTTAACGATTAATCTACTGGAGAAAACCATGACAAAAGTTAAAGGGTCGCTAAGACCAACACAATACCAAGCGGCATCCTCTCATGAAGAAGTCGAAGACCTAATCAAAGAATTAGGAGAAAAGCGCCGTGAAATCGTTCGGATTGAAGCGACCATGAACGACAAGGTGGCTGACATCAAACACGAACATGAAATGCAAGCGCAACCGATTAAAGATGACATCGAACAAATCATCTATGCCGTTCAGGCCTTCGCTGAAGTGAACAGATCGGAACTGACAAACAACGGTAAGACAAAAACCGTCAAGTTTGCCACGGGCGAATTTGCCTGGCGAGCACGTCCACCAAAAGTTAGCTTGCGCGGCAAACCAAAGATTTTAGACGCACTCAAAAAACTCGGCTTGCAACGCTTCATCCGCACATCGGAAGAAATCGACAAAGAAGCCTTGCTGAAAGAAAAAGACGTCGCCACCCAAGTCACCGGCATCACCATTTCCAGCGCGGGGGAGGATTTTGCAATCAACCCTTACGAGTTGGAAATCGAAGGTAAGCAATAGGAGCCAGCAATGGACGCAAAAAAACTGAAAAAAGAAATCCTCGGTATCGTCAAATTTGAAGGCGTGGCCATGTCGTCAAACGAGATTTGGAAAACGTTAACTCTGGACGGCCATGAAGGCATCGAAAAAAAGCTTTATAGCAACTGCCTAACCAGCTTGGCGGCTGCGGGGTATCTGGAAAAGGTACCGGACGAAGACTATCTGAATCGATTCCGCTACCTGGTCACGGCCAAAGGCGAAGAATGGATCGCCAAGCAAATCGATGCCAAGTCGACGCCACCGGCACAGGAAGAAACAAAGCCTGTGCCGGAAGCTAAGCCAGCACCGGCAGCATCGGTCACCGAAAACCAAAACGAAATCAGGCTGGATAAAGCCGTTTTCGATGAGCTGTACATGGTCTATGTAGATGGAATGGTAGCGCAGGTGTGCGAATCAATGGCCGAAGCCCAGGATAAAGCCAAAAGATTTGTATCTGAATCAGGCATGTCGACAAGCATCCACCGAATCTATTCGGAGCCGGTGTTTTCATGCCGACCTGTGACAACCGTTGAATTTAACGAGGTGTCGTGATGGTAACAAAAGAATACACGGTTTTAAGAATTATCCCGCAAGCCAACGGCCAGAGCCGCGCGCTGTTGCGCTGCCCGTTTTGTCAGGCTGAGGTATGGGCCTACCACTGGTCATTGGCCGGAAGCGGAAAGAAATGCCACTGCGGAGCCAAGTTTAACCCATCCGGCACCGCCACAAAGGAGTAATGAGATGAAAAATATCAATATGCAAATGCTTTATGAACGCATGGAAACCGTGCTTGATCACATGGATCAAGATGACCTAACGCCTGACGATGTCTGGCTCAAAGTCAGTTTATCCGGTGGTGAAAGAGTGCCACTAACCTCTGAAAATTTTCAGATTGATGATGACGGCACTTTGCTGATCAATCTGGAAGATACCGGCAATCAAAAGGAGCGGTGATATGAGTATCAAGTCACACGAGCACGATGTATTGCCGAAAGAAAGCACAGGTGCGCTCATTATCAGTGAAACGGATGATGGTGACTGGTACCTGGTTAGGGTAACTGAATATTCAGCATACCAAGGCTGGGATGCCCCGCCAAAAGAACATGAACGCTGGGTCTATGAAGATTGCATTACTGAATTAATTCGATAACCAAGACCCACCAGGCCTGGTCAAACAGGCCATTTAAATGAGCGTCTTGGGCTAACCAAACCCAGTATTCTTTCCGCCCCAGGGCGCTCTTTTAAATGACAACAGGACAACAACTATGGAAGTTCGTGTAGGACATAGAAAAACCAGAGATGACTTTGTTTTGTACTGCCCTATTGAGCTGGCAAAAGGTATCAAAAAAGGCATTGAAAAAGGGAAGTACCAGATGACAAATTTAGGGCTTGAAAAACAATGTAGTCACTGTAAAGAGTTTTGGCCAGCAGACTCGGAGTTCTTCTATCCACAAAAAGGTAAAGGGCTGCATTGTTATTGCAAAGCTTGCTATAGATACAAACGCTACCTTGAAAAAAAACATAGTCAGGACGCAGCATGAGCAAACGAAGCGAACTCGCCAAAATCCACATCGCCAAAAAAGACCTCGGCATGGCCGATGACGCCTACCGTGCCATGCTCAAAGACGTGGCTGGAGTGAAGTCTGCATCCGAACTCGACTTCCACGGTCGCCACGCCGTATTGCACCGCCTTGAAAAACTCGGCTGGAAGCCAAAGCCTAGAGCAAAAAAGACCGGCCCAACATCCAGAAAAAAAGCTTCAATGGGCGACAAAATCCGCGCGCTTTGGATAGACATGGCCGCAGACGGCATTATCCAGAACGGTTCAGAGGCCGCCCTCATGGCATACGTGAAGCGCATGACTAAAGGCAAGTACGAAGCACCGCAGTTTTGCGACGAATTCCACGCATCCCGCATTATCGAATCACTCAAAAAGTGGCGAAAACGCGAACTCAAAAAACGTGAACGAGAGGAACAGCACCATGTCTGACAATCAGCAGGATATGTTCGGCGCCAAAATCGAGGCCACCACTCAACAAGTGCTCGATGCCATCGACGGACTCGAAGCGGCCGACATGCGCAAGATATACGCGCCACGCCTGGTCGAGTTCTATGAAGTTCACAGCCACATTTTAAACAAGGTCGCGGGCATTACCGGCGATGACAATCACAAGCTGGCCGCTGCATTGGTGGCGGCAATCGGCAACTACTTCGGCGGCATTCCGTTTTACTTGCCACACAACGACAAAATGGAACGCTTCATGCGCGATGTGCGCATATACAAAGCGTTTAACGGCAGCAACGTGAACGAACTATCAAAGCAGTTCAAAGTCAGCCATCAGACCGTTTATACGGCGATTGCAAAACAACGTGACCTGCGCCAAAAGAAACTGTTTTAAGCCTTTACTGAGACCCTAAACCCATGTTTGATTTTCTTAACCCATTAACGCCAGACGACTTCAACCAACAAACCGAATTTTTGATTGAAGGCTTTTTACCCAAGCACCTTATCACCATGATCTACGCCGACGGCGGAATGGGTAAAAGCTGGGCTGCGATGGGCATTGCCAAATTTGCCGAGCAATCCGGGATGGATGTGCTTTATCTGGATTACGACAACCCGATGAGCATCCTCAAAGAACGCGGCGTAGAAAACAACCTGATAAAAGCCTGCCCAAACTTGCGTTATGTGCATCGTTCAAAAACGCCGATGCAAGCGCTCGAAATGCTCACAGCGTTGGAAGAGCAAGCCATTGCTGGCCGATTCAAAAACACCTTAATCGTGCTGGACAGTATGCGAGATTTCAGCGATGTGAATAATGATTCAAAGGCAATGGCCCTGGGTGAAAAGCTTAAAAACTTGCGCGAGGCCGGAGCCACAATTTTGGCATTGCACCACTCAACCAAGAACGGTGGCAACTACCAAGGCTCCAACAACATCCGCAACTCCATCGACAATATGTACCAGCTCACAAAAATCGACGGGGCGGAAGATGAAATCCGCTGGATATTAACGGTCAAAAAAGAACGCGCGCCCATTGTCGACACAGCACTCAGCATAAAACCGGACACCTTTGAGATATTGCCGATTGACATCGAAACCGCACGTCTGTCGCCAGAAGAAAAGCAATTTATCGAAGCCGTCAAAGCCATCCTGATTAAGTCGCCAGGCATCAACAAGAAAGAGCTGCTCGAAGCGATGGACTACGACAAACGCGACAAAACCGCAAACAACCGACTCGACCAATTTGAAGAAATTTACTGGCAATCGGAAAAAATCAAAAACGTTTACCACTACAGTCTCACCGAGTCGTAATAAAAAAATGTACGACTGCTACGACTGCTACGACTGCTATTAAAACCACGCCCAGCGGAAGGTGGTGTGAGCACCCAACAACATCCGCAGCGCAAGCCCGTACACCTCGATACTCCTTGAGCGGGTGATTGCGCCGTTACCGCCCCAGCGACAACCTCGCCAGCGTCAAGGGCACCTTTTTTATAAATGTTTGATACAGTAAAAACGGCAAAAAAGCCGCATAACCTTAAGTAAATACGCTAATATTAAGCCCCTGATATGGGGCTTTTTAAAGGAGATAATATGAGATTTTTAACCATTTTAACAATGGCCATTTTTTTAAGCGCCTGTGGTGGCGGGAGTAGTGGCGGAGGCGGGTCATCTGCTCAAGACCCAGAGTTAATCGGAAAATGGCAAGCCTTGGGAAATGTAACGTTGAATGAAGATGGAAGTTGCTGGGTTCCATCGGGAAATTCAGAAACATTTTACACAATGGATTTTTACAATGAGACATATGATGTCAAAGTGAAAATATGTCAAGCGATTGGAATTGCCGGACAACTATCTTTTGAAGTTTTTACGCAGCAAGAAGGCACTGGAGTAAAGTATCGAACTGGAACGGTAGGAAGCTATGATGTGTATGAAAATGGAGTTTTAACACAAGCCTATAAAGATATGGATGTTCTTAATGACAATGGAATTGTCACCTTCTACACAACATATTATACAGATGGACAAATTCTGTATTTTTCAGGCATCCCCGATTGCGGGGATGGAACTGATGGCGATTTACCTGTTAGCCGCTGTGTGCCAAGTCAAAATATAGCAAAATTCACTAAAATTGACTAACCCATCAAACCCGCTTCCAGCGGGTTTTTTAATGCCCAAAAAACTTCTCAAACGCTTGAAACTCACCCCAATCATTATGCCTCTAAACTGGAGGCATGAAGACACTACGCATTTACAGAGCAGGCTCCACAGACCAAGGCACCCCTGGCGCACTTATGTGCGCGGCCACGGGGCAGCACATCTGTTACCTGATGGAACTCCCGGAGCGGGATAACCTACCTAATATCTCCCGCATCCCCGCCGGTCGGTATCTTGTCAAATACCTGGCCCGTTCCGGATCCGGTAAATACCACGACGTCTATCACATCACCGGCGTGCCGGATCGCAGCGGCATCCTTATCCATGGCGGCAACTTCGCGGGCGACACCGAGCTTAATTACCGCACCGACTCCTGGGGCTGTGTTTTAACGGCCCGCCGCATCGGTGCCATTGGCGGCCAAGTGGCAGGCCTGGCCAGCCGTGCGGCCCTGCGCAAGCTACACAAATTCACAAACAAACAAGACTTTTATCTGGAGGTCATCTAATGGACTTTAGCGCACTTTTGGCAGGCATCACATCCGCTGCGGGCGGCGGCATTATCGGTGTCATCGGCACCGGATTACAGGCCTGGACAACATACAAATCCGAACAACTCAAAATGGCGCACGAACTCAAAATGCGCGAACTCGACCAAGCCGAAATCACCCTTGAACACAGTTTGAAGATGCAAGAAGTCGAAGCCACGGTCAAAGGCCAAATTGCCGTGGCCGAGCAAAACCGAATGCAAACCGAAACCCAAGTCGCCGGTGAGCTCCAGCTAGCCAGCTATCAAACTGACACCGCAAAATACGGCGGCGGTTTTGTGGACGCTATCCGCGGCCTTATGCGCCCAGTATTAACGCTTTACTTTGCGATACTCATGGCTTTGATTGCCTATCAGCTCTTTATGCTCAACGACCAATTTATCGGCACTGCCACGGCGTCCTATCTGCTTAAAGACCTCGTTAACGCCGCCATCTTCTTGGCCACCACATCGGTGACATGGTGGTTCGGTAGCCGCCCTGTGCGCACTTTAAAGGGTTAGCGATGATTGATTATGACTTTTGGAAATTTTGGATTACCGTCGCCAACTCAGTCGGCACTGTGTTATTGGCGGTGTGGCTTTTTGTGACCAACCGAAGCCGAGTGAACACCGCCCGCATTGATCGGCTGGAAGACCATACCGATGGTCGAATCGATAAGTTAGAAGACCATGTCAATGAACGCATCGTCGAGCACGACAAGCGGTTAGAACGCATTGAAGAGCGTAACAAACACATGCCAACGCATGAAGATTTTAAACGGGTGCATGCCCGCCTAGACTCGCTTAGCGAAGAATACCGTCAGCTATCAGGTGAGTTTAAAGGCGCAAGCCATACCCTGAATTTAATCCATGAGTATCTGCTAAAAGAGGGAAAGAAATGAGTTTTGAAGATTACACCATCACCCATGTGCGCCGGTTGATCCTGGAACAACTGGAGAAGGAAAACGACTACGCGCAAAACCAAATCGTCATGAAAGGCATTCTGAAGGCCTACGGCCAGACCCTGTCCACCGACCGAGTCATGACCGAATTCAACTGGCTGCAAGAACAAGGCCTGGTCACGCTGGACAGCTTCGGTGGCTTCACCGTCGCCCGCCTGACCGAACGCGGCCTAGACATCGCCACGGGTTCCGCTATGTTGCCAGGTGTGGCTCGTAAAGGGGTGTGAGATGGATAAAACTAATTTCGAGTTTGAGGAGTGGTTTGACCTCCTGAAATGCCTGGTGCTTGACTGTTCTGGAGTTAATTTCCGTGATGCCGACGAAATTTGCGCGGAGTACGAATAATGGCCCGAACATCCACTATCGAAAAACTCCCACAGGACATCCTCGACAAGCTCCAGGAGTTACTGCGCGATCCGCGCGTCAATCAACTGGACGCCACCGCGCGTATTAACGCCATCCTCGCCGAACAAGGCCATGACAAGGTATCCAAAAGCGCCGTCAATCGTTATGCCCAGCGCATGGCCAAGGTCGGCCAAAAGCTACAAGAAGCCCGCGAAGTCTCCAAAATGTTTATTGACCGCTTCGGTGAAGACCAAACCGGCGAAGTCGGCAAGCTGGTCAACGAAATGGTGCGCACCCTCATTTTTGACATCACCCTGAAAATGCAAGGCGAAGCCATCGACCCCGACATGGCACCGGAACTGGCCAAGATGGTCAAAAACCTCGGCGACGCCATGAACAAACTCGAACAAGCCGCCGCAATCAATTCCAAACGTGAAAGAGAACTCAAGCAGCAGGCCGCCGAAGAACTCGCCCAAGCCGCTGAAAAACAAGCCAGCACGCAAAACGGCAGCATCACCCCTGAACAGCTACGCGACATCATAGCCGGAGCCTATGCCCGATGACCAAGCCGTTGCTTTACCCTTACCAACAGGCCTGGCTTACCAATGCCAGTCGCTTTAAGGTCGGCATGTTTGCGCGTCAAACCGGCAAAACCTTTACCACCACACTGGAAATTGTGCTGGACATGCTGGAGGCCGAAGCCAATGGCAAAAAGACCCGCTGGGTCATTCTGAGCCGTGGCGAACGTCAAGCGCGTGAAGCGATGGAAGAAGGGATTAAAGTGCATTTAAACGCCCTGCAAATCGCCTTTGAAGCCTATGAGTCCGACTACTTCGAAGGCGTCCAGGCCAAGGCACTGGAAATAAAGCTACCAGGCGGCTCCCGCGTCACCGCCTTGCCAGCCAACCCGGACACCGCCCGTGGTTTCAGTGCCAATGTGTTCTTGGACGAATTTGCATTTCATCAAGACAGTAAAAAGATTTGGAAGGCCCTGTTCCCCGTCATTTCCGCCGGTTGGAAGCTGCGCGTGGTCTCCACACCCAACGGCAAAGGCAACAAGTTTTATGAGCTGATGACCGGTGACGATGCCGAATGGTACCGCCAAACGGTTGATATTTATCAAGCGGTTAAGGACGGCCTGCCGCGAGACGTTGAGCAGCTTAAAAACGCCTTAAATGATGCCGATGCCTGGTCGCAGGAATTTGAGTTGCAGTGGCTGGACGAAGCGTCCGCCTGGTTGGATTATGAGCTAATTAATGCCGCTGAAGACCCACAATCCGGCCAGCCGGAACGCTACCAAAAATCACCTGTGTTTGTCGGGGTGGACATTGCCGCGCGTAACGACCTATTTGTGATCTGGGTGCTGGAAAAGGTGGGTGATGTTCTCTGGACCCGAGAAATCATCGAGCGCAAGCGTATTAGCTTTGCGGAGCAAGATTTGTTGCTGGCGGGTGTGTTTATGCGGTACCACGTATTGCGCTGCGCCATCGACCAGACCGGCATGGGCGAAAAGCCGGTTGAGGACGCCAAACGCAACCACGGTCAACACCGTGTGGAGGGTGTGCTCTTTACTAATGTCGCAAAACAACTGCTGGCCACCCAAGGAAAAGAGGTATTTGAAGACAAGAAAATTCGCATCCCGCAAGGCAATACTGCTTTGCGAGATGATTTACACAGTTTGCAAAAAATCCCCACCGCCACCGGAGGGGTGCGATTTGATGCCGACCGAACCGGCAACGGTCATGCCGACCGCACTTGGGCGTGCTTTTTAGCCATCCACGCGGCCACCCAACCACAATGGGAAGCCGACTGGACGCCCACCAAAGAACCCGAAGAAGTCACCGACACCGGCTATCGCGAAGATGGCCACTTTAGCAAACAAGGAGCCTGGTAATGACCAAAAGTAACATCATCGATCCCCGCACCGGTCAGCCGTTTGAAAAAGAAGTCTTTGCCACAGTGCAAACCGATGAGGCCAAAATCTCTGGCCTGCACCAGCGTTATGACAACCATCCATCCAGCGGTTTGACACCCTATAAGTTGGCGCAAATCATGACCAACGCCGAACAGCATCAGTTGACCGAGCAAGCCGAACTGGCCGCTGACATGGAAGAAAAAGACGGTCACCTGTTTGCCGAACTGCAAAAACGCAAGCTGGCGCTGACCACCGTGCAATGGCAAATCAAGCCGCCGCGCAATGCCACTCAGGCCGAAACCACGGCGGCCGAATGGCTGGCGGAACGGCTGGATCATCTCGACATGGCGGAGGTGGTCATGGACATGGCCGACGCCATTCTAAAAGGGTATTCCGCGCAAACGATTGAATGGTCACTGGTCGAAGGTGATCAAATCCCCGTGTCACTCGATTGGGTACCGCAGTCATGGTTTATGACGGCGCAATCAGACAAAAACAAGCTGCAACTCATTGGCGATGACGGCCAAGGTCAAGACCTATGGCCGGGCGGCTGGGTGCTGCACCACCACAAATCCAAATCCGGCTATTTGGGGCGCGCCGGGCTGGTGCGCACGCTGGCCTGGCCGTATTTGTTCAAAAACTACAGCCTGCGCGATCTGGCCGAGTTTCTTGAGATTTATGGTTTGCCACTGCGCCTCGGCAAATACCCGGCCGGTGCCACGGATGCGGAAAAGTCCAAGCTGCTGCAAGCCGTGGTGGAGATCGGGCATAATGCCGCCGGTATCATCCCCGACAGCATGGCGCTGGAATTCCAAGAGGCCGCCAAAGGCCAGGCCGATCCGTTTCTGGCCTTAATGACCTGGGCGGAGCGCACCACTTCAAAAGCCATCCTGGGCGGAACCTTAACATCTGGTACCGACGGCGGTGGTGCTTATGCTCTAGGCGAAGTCCACAACGAAGTGCGTTATGACATCCGTGACGCCGACCTACGCCAGATCGCCAACACCCTCACGCGTGATTTGCTCTGGCCAATGGTCGCCTTCAACTTGCCGGGCATACCAAACTTTTACCGCTGCCCGCGTTTTGAATTTACGACCGAAGAGGCCGAGGACATCAAGCATCTGTCCGAAGCTTTGCCAGGCCTGCAACAACTCGGCATGCGGATCAGCCGCACCTGGCTGCACAAGCAAACTCAGATCCCGGAACCGGAAGATGATGACGATGTGTTGCAGCCTGCAATACAGTCACAGCAACAGGCCGAACTCACTCGCCAAGACCATCAAGGCTGCCAGTGTGACGGTTGTCGCACGGTGGCACTCACCGAGCAACCGCAACCGGTCACGCCAGCCGACCAAATATCGGATCAACTGCAATCTGAAGCCGACCCTTTGCAAACGGATCTGATTGAACAGCTGCGCTCCCTGGTCGAAAACGCCGAGAGCTTTGAGGCTATGCAACAAGGCTTGATGCATCTGGCCAATCAGGACATGAGCAAAATGGCCGACTTAATGGCGCAAGCCATGGTATTAGCCGAATTGCAAGGCCGTTACGACGTCTTTGACGAAGCCATAACAGGCGTTTAAACGGGGTTAAAATGGCGAAAGAAAAAAAAGCAAAATACGGTTCGATTCAATTTCAGGAAAAAATAGACTTTTTCAAAAATAAGTTGCGGCTGCCAATCGCCACCTGGTCGGATATTTGGGAGCAGCAGCACGCCAAGGCCTTTGTGGTAGCCGGAGCCATGAAAGATGATCTACTCGCGGACTTTCAAACAGCCATCGCCAAAGGCATTGCGGGTGAAAGCACCTTGGAAGACTTCCGTTCCGACTTCGATGCCATCGTCAAAAAACACGGCTGGAGCTACAACGGCGGGCGCAATTGGCGCACGCGGGTGATTTATGACACCAATTTACGCACCGCTTATGCCGCCGGTCGTTACAAACAAATGCAACAGATCAAGCGTTCGCGGCCGTACTGGCAATACAAGCACTCCATCGCCGTTGAAAATGCCCGTGAAAAACACATGGCATGGGATGGGATGGTTCTAAAAGCCGATGACCCTTGGTGGGACGTGCATTACCCGCCCAACGGCTGGGGCTGTCAATGCTATGTGCGGACCCTCTCCGAGCGTGATCTGGAACGCAAAGGCCTGAAGGTCTCAAAGGCACCGGAAACCGTTTGGACAGATAAGACCGTCGGCGTACGCACCAACCCACGCACCGTCAAGGTTGCCGACGGAGTGGATGCAGGCTTTGCTTATAACCCTGGAAAAGCCGCTTGGGGCGAAACCATGCAGCAACGCGCCTACGATGAAGCCAAGGCCAAATTTGCCAACCAGAAAATCTGGCAACCGATGATTCTGACGACTTGGGCGGAATACAACCGCCCACAAGACGTACCGCTTACACCCTATAATCCACCAGAAGGTTTAGACTTAAATATGGATAAGTCCGCCATGTTGGAGCAATTGATTGGTGGAAAGGAAAAAGTGTTTGATATTGCGGGACATCCAGTGCTCATTAACGCGAAATTCCTTGCTGACCATCTAAAAGATAATCGGGCTATCTATTTGCCTATGATGGTAGAGAGTTTGATTGCGCCTTATGAGGTGTGGCAGAACTTTGAAGTTAATACAATCAATGGCTCAGTCGGTTTACGGCGACGCATTATCAGTGCCTATGAATATAGAGGGAAATCGATTTATATCGTCCTGAATGTTGATAACGGCGTTTTAACAGGCTGGACAATGGTCCCTGTTAAACCGAAACAGCTAAATAAAGAAAGAGTTGGGGAGCTAATTAAAGCGGAGGAATGAGAGGGGCATGGGTGCATCCACCCCCCACTCGATAATTAACTTATCGCTATGCACAGCAAGCTAACTACCCAGCTGTTTATAGATTAACGCATCTGAAGGAAAAATACAATGGCAGGCATCAAAATCGAAGTTGATGATAAGGCGGTCACAAAAGCGCTGGCGAATCTGGCCGGCATGGATTTGGCAGAAGCGCTCAAAGGTATTGGTGAAACCCTGATTGACAACACCAGAGATCGGCTCGAAGACGGTGTGGATGTTAACGGCAAGGCCTTTGCCCCTTTATCGCCCGTGACCATCGCGCGCAAAAAACGCAACAAAGATAAGATCCTGATCGGGCGCGGCGACTTGCACCGTGAACTGGCCTATCAATTGGTGAATGGCGGTACCGGCTTGGAATTCGGTTCCGATCGTAAATATGCCGCTGTCCACCAGTTCGGAGCCAAGCAAGGTGCCTTCGGACGCAGCAAACGAAACGGCCCCATCCCATGGGGCAATATCCCTGCCCGTCCGTTTATCGGATTGGCGCAACAAGATGAAGACGAAATACTCGACAACCTGACACATTTTATTGAAAAACAACTCGACGCAAAATAAAGCCCATACAGGCACGTTTTCAATTTTTAGCGGTCAATACAGGTGTTTACGGTTTAAATCAAATTTGGACGCATTTCAGTTGAATTTGGACGGCACCCAAAAACCATTCCCGAACCACAAAACACGCCAAGCCAAAATAAAGCGATTTAAGCCACGAAAAACCAAAACCTAACCAACGCCATCAATTCAGTTTATTTAAACGTGTCACGAAAAATTTAAACGTGTTTTGCGCGCCTTTATCACCCTGAGCGCCCACTCGGTCACCCTGAGCGTCCTCTCTGTCACCCTGAGCGAAGCCGAAGGGTCTTAATCCGACACGCACTCCCTCAAAAAAACGTGTCATCCTGAGCGAGAAAACGCCAAAAAACTTCTCAAACGCTTGAAATAACATCAAAATCACGCGCCCCTAAACTGGAGGCATGAAGACAAAACACACACAAATCGCCATTGCCTGCCTGAGTCTGGATTTAATGCCGGAAGCCTCTGGCGGCGCTCGCGTGACCGCCACCACGCCACCCATTGACATCCAGCTCACCCCGGCGGGCTATTTCCGCGCGGGTGATGGCCGCCCGGCGGATGCACCACAAGGCTGGTACATTGATCACAATATCGCCATCCAGCTGATCGCCGACGTCGCCCTGTCACAAAACGACCTTGTCATTGACTACGAACACCAAACTTTGCATAAAGAGCGCAACGGCCAGCCAGCACCAGCCGCCGGTTGGTTTAAACGCCTGGAATGGCGTGCCACTGGCGACAACCCAGGCCTTTGGGCGGTGGGCGTCAAGTGGACCGACCCTGCCAAAGCCGCCATCCTAAGTGGCCAGTATCGCTATCTGTCCCCGGTCTTTACTTATCAACCGCAAACCGGCCACATTACCGCCGTCAAAATGGCCGCCATCACCAATTCGCCAGGCCTGGACGGTTTGCAAGCCCTCGCCGATTTATCGCTGGATCACTATCTGCAATGCACCCAAAACACCCATAACTCATCCACAAAACAGGAGGTAACCCCCATGTGGAAAGCACTCTTGGCCAAGCTTGGCCTGCCAGAAACGGCAACTGAAGACGAAGCCATGGCGGCGTTAACCGCCATCCAGACCAAGGCCGACAAAGCCGAGGAATACGAACCCAAAATCACCGCTTTGACCGAGCAGGTCACAACATTGCAAGCCGCCGAGCCTGATCCGGCCAAGTTTGTGCCGGTCGAAGTCGTCAACGGTCTCAAAACCGAACTGGCGGCCTTAACGCAAGAACAAGCCGCCGCATCAGTGGACACCACGGTTGCCAAGGCCATTGAAGACGGCCTGTTACGCCCGGTTGAAAAAGGCTGGGCCACAAAACTCGGTCAGTCCAATATGGCCGCGCTCACTGAATACATCGGCAACCAAGCCCCCATTGCTGCTTTAGCCGCTAAACAGGCCGATCCCGGAACGCCGACACCATCCAAAACCGCCGCGCTGACAGATAATCAAAAATCAGTCGCTCGAGCATTTGGTTTGACGGACGCAGAGTTTAAGCAAACCCTTAACGAATATGGAGAATAAATATGGCTATTGTTAATCCAGAAGTTTTAGCATCAATCAACGCTCAGTTTAAAAAAGACTGGAACGATGCTTTTAATGCCGTAAAAACCAATCACGAAGATTTTACGATGGTCATTCCATCCAGTAGTGCATCAAACGACTATGGATGGATTGGAAGTCTGGGCGACATCCGTGAATGGTTGGGTGATCGCGTTGTCAATGATTTGAGTGTACATACTTACAGTATCAAGAACAAAGACTTTGAATTAACGCATGGCGTTAAGAAAACCGACATTGAAGATGACAATCTAGGGACGGCTCAATATATCTTCAGAGGTCATGGTAAAAAGTTTGGGGAATTCCCAGGCAAGATGTCTTGGAACATTCTAAAAGATGGTTTTACTCACGTTTGTTACGACGGGCAGTATTTCTTTGATACCGATCACCCGGTTTATCCAAATTCAGACGGAACCGGTGTTGCAGATACGGTCTCCAACATCCAATCCGGTGCCGGAGCGTCTCCACTTTGGGTTCTCATTGACACGAGCCAAATCCTTTTGCCTGTAGTTTGGCAGGATCGTAAAAAACCTGTGTTTACAGCGATGACTAAACTTGATGATGAAACTGTATTTACAGCAAACAACTTCCGATGGGGTACGGATAGCCGTGGTAACTCTGGCCTGTCCTTATGGCAATTAGCTTATGCATCAAAAGAACCGCTAACGCGGGAAAATGCCGATGCCAATATCTTGGCTATGGAAGCATTTAAAGCTGATGGTGGTGAAAAGCTTGGTATTACGGTAACACATTGCCTAGTTAGTCCTGAAAATTATACCGCAGCAGTTGAAGTATTCGAAAACGAGTACATCGATTCGGTTGCTAAAACCAAAAATCCATATTACGGCAAAATCAAAGTAATCAAATCACCTACCTGGTAAGTAATGGAGATAAGTCATGAGTGAAACAAAAACAATCCGCGTGACTGTCTCCCTACGAGACAAGCGCGCCAAACAGTTTTTCAGAGCCGGTCATAAGTTTTTGGCGGGTGAATCCAAAGAGCTGACGATGCCGCCTTTAACCGAAGATGAGCTTAAACGTTTGCAAAAAGAGCCAAAGTTGAAAGTTGAGGTTGAAGAAGTTGAGTCAATGGATTCCAAGAATAACTTGGGCGATCAGAACAGCAACGACCAGGATGATGGAGATGCCGATCAAGCAGACCAGTCCGATACCAATAAACAGGATAGCGACGAAGGCTTGTCATTGGTTGATGCCATTGGCCAGCTTGACCCGGACGATGATGCTATGTGGCTGAAAGTATCCGGCAAGCCATCTACCCAAGCGCTGGAGTTCGCCATCGGTCAACCAGTGTCTGCCGATGATCGTGACCAGGCCTGGGAGATTTATCAAGCCCAGCAAGATAGCGGAGACGTTGAGTAATGGCCTATTGCACCGTGGCCGATCTGCAAGCGCGGTTTGACAGCTGGGAGCTGGTCGACCTGACCAACCCGGGTGGCGACAGTGTCGATACCCCGGCGTTGGAGCAGGTGATTTTGGATGCCGAAGCAGAAATCGAATCCTACCTTGGTGGGCGATATGCCTTGCCGATTGACCCGGTGCCGAAGGTGCTCAATCGAATTGCGTGCAATATCGCGCGCTATTACTTGTATGACAACGAAGTCCCCGAACCAGTTGAAAAGGCTTATCAACGCGCCTTGGGCTTTTTAAAGGATGTTTCGCGCGGCCTGGCCGAGCTGGGCATTGCAGCCGATGGCAACGAAGCCACCGGCACCGAGTCCACGGCCGAAATGCAATCCGACCCAACCGTTTGGGGTCGCAACGAATCCGGTGGGTTTATCTGATGGTCGATGTCGTGATCGAGATGCAACAGCGTCTGGATGCCACGGGCGCTTTTGCAAAGGTGGCCGACTCGGTGGCGCTCACCGAGCTGTCCGCCAAGCTAATCCACGGCCAGGCCTCCGCCTGGGTGGGCGAGTTGTCGAGTTTACCGGGGCAAAACACCCGCGATATCGGCGACCCCGTGCAGTTTGAGCAGCAAGTGTTTGGCGTGGTCATCGGGGTGCGCTCAATCAATGACCCACACGGTTCCGCCGCCAAGCAAACCTTGCAAACCAAACGGCTGGCCGTGCGTCAGCAACTATTCGGCTGGACCCCGGACGGCTACGACCGCTTTTTACTCGCGGGAGCCGAGCTTTTAACCTTTGCCGAAGGCGCTCTATTTTGGGTGGAGCGTTTTACAACGAAACGAATGATCACTATGGAGGATCTCTTATGACAACAAAGAAAACATCAGCCAAGCCGGTCTCTCAACCAGCCGAAGCTGAGGAAGTAAAAGCTGAGGAAGTAAAGGTCGATACGGTGGCGCTGGCCGAGAAAATCAATGCTGGCGGCAGTTATCGGGTTGGCGCAACCGGAGAGCTGGAATTGCAAAAAAATACTCGTACAACCGGCGCGTATCGTAAGCGCCCAGGCCTGAAGGAGAAGGCAAATGGCTGAAACACTGTTAAGACAAGATGATCAGGTAATCTGCGCAGGCTTAGAGGCAGAATATGGCGTTAATCCTGGGTTAACCGGGGCAGATGCAATGCTTGTGTCGAACCTCGATGTCAAAATGATTGAAGCCTCTACTGCGGATCGTAACGGATTAAAAGGCTTCATGGGGTCATCAGGGGCAATCACTGTTGACCGTAAAATCGTGTCGTCTTTCGATGTTGAATTTGCGGGTTCCGGCAATGGCGCCACAGCCCCAAAATGGGGTCGTCAATTGATGGGTTGCGGTTTCGCAGAGCTGGTTGGCGCTACCGATACCACTTATACAATGGTCGGTCAGGATTTTTCGTCGCTCGCTATGCTTTATCGAATCGGCAAAGTCCAACAGGAGTTGCTAGGATCACGTGGCGGGGTCAGCATTGTGCTTGATCAAGGCACGATTCCGCTTTTTAAATTTGGATATGAATCTTTGTTCCAATCTCCGGAAGTGGTCGCTGAATATTTGTCCGGCATTGATTTTTCAGCATTTAAAACGCCTGTTGGTGTTACCGACGTGGCCACGGAAGTCACGTTGTTCGGTGCGCCGATCAAGATGAAAAAACTCACAATCGACCCCGGAATCCAATATGGCAAGGACAGTCATACCGAGGGTGAATCGGTTGAGATTGAAGCTCGAAAAGGCACCGTATCAACATCATTCCGCACATCCGATCAAGAGCTTGTTGATTACATCGAGCACGGATCGAACAATGCCGAAGGGCCTTTGAATGCAGTACACGGGGTCGCCGCCGGAAACATTTTGACGGTCAACGTGCCGAATTTGCAAATCAAAACGGCAAGCGTGGCATGGGACGGTGAATTCGCCAACGTCGATGTTACGGCTGATATCCGTCCGCTCACAGCAAACACGGATTTGACCATCACTCAATCTTAATAATCACCTTGATAACCACTATCAGGCCTGGCATACAGGCCTTTTAAACTCAATTTAAAGGATAAAAAATGGCTGTAAAACTCAATGTTAACCGTACCCAGTGGATTGATGTGCCTGTGCCGGTCGAAGGCGACAAATTCGAAACGTTTAAGTGCGAGATGCGTATCTTGCGCGACGACGAAACTGAAACAGAATTAAAGATTGTCGATTTGATTGTCGGCGTGCGTGATCTGGAGATCATCGCCGAAAACGGCAAACCTTTGTCGGACGCGGACATGATTGACGTCATCAAGCGCGATCATCAGCTAAGTCAACTGGTTGCATCGGCATGGAACTTGGGAAACCAGAACATCGTGAAGCAGCAGCGAACCTTGTTGCAGCCGCCAGATCGCTCTGCCAAGTAAGCAAGCAAGTCAATACCGAAGAGATCAACCAGCAATTGATTGACCTCTTTGGTCCTGACGCACCGGAAGTGCAAGCGGCTAATCAGCCGGAAGCCTTTCCGGTGCTGGAAGAAAACTGGCCTGCAATCCAACTTTTTTTGCAGTGCCAGACCCAATGGAATTATTTAAGCGGCATGACGATCGCTAAAACCGGGCTGAATTATCAAGCGGTCGAAACGGTGATGCGGTTGTGCTATGCCGACGAAGATCCAGCGGATTTATTTAAACGGGTGCAAGCGATTGAAAACGAAGTGCTCAAGGCCGAGAGGGGTTGACTTTGAAGCGGCCAATACTGTCACCCTGAGCGCCCACACTGTCACCCTGAGCGAAGTCGAAGGGTCTCACTTAGCGGTTAAGTCACTAGCCAGTGGAACAAATAGATCAGCCCCCAAAGCGCAAAAAAACCGACGGAAATTGTCGCTAAAAACGTAGATAAATAAGTCATAGGTGCCACGTGTCAGTACGTAATATGAAGCTTACATTAACAATCAACGCGGACGGTAACGTCAACGGTGTTGTGCGTGGCGTCAATAATAACGTAAGCAAGTTAACAAATCAAACCAAGGCGGCAACCGTTCAAGCTGACCGACTTGGGTCGTCAATTAAGCGCATCGGGCACTATGGTGCCGCAGCGTTTGGCGGCTGGGGGTTGGCTCGTGTTACGTCTGATGTCATTTCATCCGCCGATGCTTTTTCGGCGATGGAAGGTCAACTGAAACTGGTCACGGATTCATCTGCAGAATTGGCTTATGTCCAGGGCGAACTAAACCGGGTATCTTTTGAGACCCGTGGCGACATTACCAGCATGACAAAGCTGTATTCGGCTTTGTCTCCCACATTTAAAGAGATGGGTAAATCCACTGAAGATTCTACCCGTCTTGTCGAGTTATACAATAAATCTCTGGCACTCACATCACCATCCGCTACCGAGTCCGCGTCAGCTACTTTACAATTCGCTCAGGCAATGGGTTCGGGTGTGCTGAGAGGCGAAGAATTTAACTCAATTATGGAAAACGGCCGTGGCGTGGCCATGATGCTTGCCGAAGGGTTAGATGTACCGATTGGCTCTCTCCGGGCGATGGCCGAACAGGGCGAATTGACCGCCGATGTGGTTGTCTCGGCACTCGAACGCCAGGCAGATATAATCGAAGAAAAATTTACCAACATTCCTTTGACGGTGTCTGGCGCCTGGCAAAATGTCCGCACTCAAACAATGCTATACGTCGGCGAAACCGATCAAGCTGTCGGCGCAACACAAACACTGGCCGAGTCACTGAATGTCGTTGCTCAAAATGTTGATACGATTGCGAACGGCATGGCCGTGGCCGGGGTTGTCATTTCGACATCCGTGGCTGGTAAATTGACTCAGATGACCGTAGCAAAAGTAGCGGATATGAGAGCCACCACCGCCGCTACTGTGGCCGAAGAAAAACGTCTGGCATCTCTTGTTAGACTTGCTGATCGACAGCATGCCGCAGCGGTCGATGAACTAAATTTAGCCAATCTACGCAAGCAAACCGCCGTGACAACAAGTCAGGTCGCAGCAGCTGAAAGAGCGCGCAGCCTTGCGATTGAAAATGTAGCGAACAAGCAACTTGCTTTGCGAACTGCAACAAGTAATTACAATCAAGTGGCCGGGCGAGCTACAGCCGTGGCCACCGGATTACGTGGAGCTATGTCTTTGCTTGGCGGCCCGGTCGGTATCGGACTTGCCGTTGCAAGTTTTGCGGCTTATAGTTTTGCGTCTGAAGAAGCTCAAGAAAATACTCAAGAGATGATTGACCGAGTCAGTATGCTGACCGGGAAATATGACGAATTGAGTAGATCCCAAACTCAGCAAGCACTCAAACAAATTAATGCCGATATTGAGGTGATGCGCGCCAAAGTGTTCACTTCTCAGGACAAGTCCTTATGGGATGTTATGTTCGGCGATCCAGATGAAATGCGTAAACAGTCTGAAGAACAGTTTGCAGCATATCAAAAACTGATCCAGGGCCGAAAAGAATTGCAAAAGCAACTTGCTGATCAGGGCAGTAAAAATCCATCCGTAGCTAATCCATACAGCCAGAATCTTAAAGCCGCCGAAGCGGAGGAAAAAGCGTGGATTGAGGCAGTCAAGCAATATCACCAGGAGTATCGTGACGAACTGGCTGCGGATGCCGCTGCAGCAGAACTTTATCGCCAAAACACCATCGACGGCCAGTGGGACGCGGACAACGCCGCGTTCGACAAGATGGATAATCAGGATACCGGCACCGAAGCCTTTCAGCAGCAGATTGATGACTTTACCGTTTCCGTAACCGGATTGGGTGACGCCTGGACAAAAACAGGCGATGCGGCCAGCGAAGCAATGGGCAACATGATGCTGACGTTTGATGAGTATCAGAAAAGTCAATCTGACTCGGCAAAAGCGCAAGAAAAAATAGACGAATTGCGTTTTGAAAATCTCGATCGCTTATCAAAAGAGCTGATCAGCTTAAACGAATTTGAGCAAAACGAAGCCAAGCTGAACATTCAGCAAGCCAATCTTAAAGCCGAGTCACTGCAAGATCAGATGGAACTGTATTACGGCCTGGCCGGTGCCGTGTCTCAGTATTTTGAAAAAGGCAGTGCAGAAGCTGAAGCATTCAAAGGCGTCCAGCAAAGCCTAGCACTGTTTGATGGTATCCGTGCAGTTGTCAACGCGTGGGCCGCTCCATACCCCACCAACCTTGTTCAAGTGCCGTTAACCATCGCGGCTGTGGGTGGCCTGTTGAGCCAGATGGGCGTCAGCTTTAGCGGCGGCTCTGGAAGTGGCGCAACGGCTTCAGAAGGCTTTAAATCCCGTGGCGATGGCGGGAGACTCGGGAACGATGAAGCCAGCACATCCGTGACAGACGCTTATAGTCGTATGGAAGAACTGGAAGCCGACCAGTACACAGAGTTGCGCGGCATTTACTCCGAGATGAAAGACCTGAACAACAACATGCAGGGTGTCATCTCGAGCTTATACCGCACCGGCGACCTTGAGGGCTTAGGTGCTTATGCTGGGTCAAGTAGTTACGCAGGCCAGGATTTTATCGAGGGTGTTTTCGGTGCCGAACAGGACTTTATTGATGGGATTTTCGGTGAGGAACTGGGCGGCCTTGTCAGTATTTTCGGCGGTATTGGGGATCACTTTGGCAACGCGCTCGGCACTGTTGCATCTGGCTTGATGGGCAGCGTGCAGAAAGAAGTGCATGAGTACGGGTTGCTATTAGAAGATTTTCGGCTTGGGTCTGAACTGGATTTAAAACGCTTTGAAACCCATGTCACCTACCGAGACCAAGGCTGGGGCAGAGACACTAAACGCTCAGAGAGTGACAAAGTGTACGACATCGCTGGCGAATCAGAGCGCATGATCAATCTAGTGTTCGACAATATGCGCGACAGTATGATTGATATGGGTACGCTGCTCGACCGGAATGTCCAAGACGTTGTCGATGACTTTGTGATCTCGATCGGGAAAATCGACATCCGAGACATGACGGCGGATGAAATCAATCAGGCATTTTCCGCGCAGATCAGCACGCAAGCAGATGCCTTGGCTACTGACGTGTTTGGTGATCTGGTTAGGCTCTACGCAAAAGTCAACGAGTCAGCGTTTGATACAGTCAGCCGCCTTGGAATTGACAAAACCATTGCGGCCAACATCCTTGAGATGACCAACCAGACGTTTGGCAACCTTGGTGCTGATGCGATTGCCGTGTCACAGTCGCTTGTTGAGATTTCCGGTGGCATTGATGCATTAAAAGAATCCGCTGACAGTTATTACGCCGAATTTTTCACCGAAGAAGAACAACGCGCCCGCGCCACTGAACAGCTGACTGAAGCGCTGGCCGCACAAAATTTACAGCTTCCAAAAACCCGTGACGGCTACCGCGCCTTGGTCGAATCGCTCAACCAAGGCGATGCCGCTGCTCAAGAGCAGTATGTGTCTTTGATGCAATTGTCAGATGCGGCGACTGAATATTATGACAACATGGAAGACTCAGCTGAAGCGCTTGTCCAATCATCCCGCGAAGCCCTCGAAGCCACAGCAGGCTTGGTCAGTGATGCTTACAGCACTTTACAAGCGTCAATAAACGCTGAAAAAGCCACGTTACAAGACGCATTAAACGACCGTTTAAGTGCGTTAAACGCAGAAAAAACCGTCATCAATGACAGCGTGTCCGCATTGAGACAACTGCAGTCCACGCTTGAGTCAACTTACAAGTCGATTATCAATGGCACCGACGGCCTTGATTTGATGACGTACACGTCGGCTCAGGCGCAAATCCTAAACGCCCGCGCAACCGGCAATTTCACTTTGGACGGCATCAGCGATGCACTTTCGGTCGTAGGCAATAACAGCGCCGACAACTACGCGTCAAGAGCAGATTATCTGCGTGACCAAGCGATTACAGCCAATGCGATCGGCGACCTGTCTGACATGACCGGCGCACAACTATCGACTGATGAACAAATGCTGGCGTCGCTCGATGCACAAATCGATTCCGCCCGCGCTTTGTACGACACTCAGGTCGCAGCCCTTGATGCGCAGTTGTCATACTACGATGACGCGATTAACGGCGCTGACGATCAATTATCAGTATCCGAGTCGATTGAGCAACTTGAGCAAGCCATGCTTGACGTGCTGAGAGACATCCGCACTGCAACCGCCGACACTTACGACACTTTGACTGGCGGTGACGGCCTTGTTGATTGGACCGAGTTTAATTCGGCATTCGGCGGCCTGGCCACGGAAGCGACTTTAAAAGACGTTTTCGGGCAGTTGGATATTAATGGCGATCTTTACGTCGACGCGATTGAGTCTGTACTCGGCACACTCAACGGCAGCGGGTTTGATGATGCGCATATCAGCGAGTACGTCAACTCAATCATGTCTCAGTATGACGCGCCAACCGCACAACAAATGCTCACCGGCGCGGCGGTCAACTCCGGCACCACCGCCGGGCAAATCTCAACAGCAACCGGCATTGACCAGACCACCGTTGAGCAAGCTATGTACGACAGCTGGGCCGCCATTGATGATCGCATGACCGCATTAACAGGTGGTGGCGACATTGACACCGGCAACGCAAATGCGGCGTCGATCTATAACTACGCGATGCAGATGTCACTCACGCCAGAGCAGGTCGCATCCTACATGCCTGATTGGTCTGCCGACCATGTCCGTGATTTTGTGTCTCAAAATGGCTGGCAAGCGCTGCCGGAGTATTTTGTCGGCGGCCACACAGGTGACTTGCCAATTGACAAAATTGCAGGCGTCGTACACGGTCAAGAGTATGTCAATCCAGCCTGGCAAGTTAAAAAACACCCGGAACTTTTTGCGGCGCTGGAAACCGAGCGTGTAAAAGGCTATCAGTCCGGCGGCCCTGTCAGCTTTAGCCTGCCAACGTTTAACGCGTCGTCAAGCGGATTTGAGCGCACCGAAAAGTTGATTGAAAAACTGATTGACCGCATCGACCAGCTGGAAGAACAAGCGGCGCGGACGGCTGTGGCCACGGAACAGACAGTCCAAAAACTCAAGCCCTTGAAGCAAGGCATCCCGACTTACAACATGGTGATACCAAATGCGTAAAATCCGAAAAAGAACCATCACGGACGCAATGCTGTTGTCCAGCAGCGTGATGGAAAATGACCACGCCGAATGGGTTGCCAATACGGCCTATACGGTCGGCACTTACGTGATCCGGCCAACGACGCATCGCATCTACTCATGCACCGGCGATGTCAACGGCGATGTACCGCCGGAAACCGACACTCAAAATTGGAACGACGAAGGCCCGACGAATCGCTGGGCGATGTTTGACACCAAGTTAAACACCGTAACCGAACAAGCGGAATCTTTAACCGTGCAAATCCAGCCCGGGTTAATTGATTCGCTCGCATTCCTGGGCGCGGAATGTCAGACAATCCATGTCGAGATGGTCGCGGAAGGCGAAATTGTCTATGAAGCGACTTACAACATGATTGACCCGAATGCCAATGTAGGCGATTGGGGCGGCTATTTTTACGAGCCTGTCGAACAGATTACATATGACCTGGACGCCGGTAGTCTTGTTGACTTGACGCTCAATAATACCGCGACTTACTCGGAGGGCGTCTTAAATGTCACTCTCTCCGCACCTGGCGAGACCGTCAAGCTGGGCATGCTGGTTGTCGGGTTGGGATATGACGTCGGTAAAACTCAAAACGATCCTGATCTTGGCATTGAAAACTTTACGCTGCACACCGTCGACGAATGGGGTAATCCAACTGATAGACATGCCCCGGCCGCAAAAAACTGGCGCGGTGACGTTGAAATCGAAACCGACCGATTTGACGCCGTATTTTACGAGCTTTATCGCACAAAAGACGATTATTCGGTTTGGATACCGACCTCGCTCCACGGCTCAATGATCATTTACGGGCGCTGCGAGTGGCGCATGAAGCGTAAAAATTCGACGACAACGATGATCACAATGGAAATTGAAGGTACAACATAATGACAACATTACTTGAAGAACACGAGTTTTCAGAGCGCCCGATTGCGCCGAGCCGCTCACGCCGAAGCGTTTTTGCGACGGAAGCCGATCTGTTTTTGAAATGGGTCGTTATTTTTGCGGACGAAAACGACCAGCTTAAAGCAGCCCTGCTGGAACTTAAAACGATACTCCTTGAATACAAAACCGCGGCCGAACAAGCGGCGTCGACGGCAACCGAAAAAGAAGCACTGATGTCACCGCATTATGACAACATCGATGCGGTGAGCCAGGACATCGACAGCGTCAATGCGGCGGCAGCGGACATCAACAATATCAACGCTGTCGCGGCAAAACTCACACAATTACAAACCGTCGTGGACAACATCAGCAGCATTGTGAGCGCCGCCGCCAACGCATCCAACATCAACACCGTGGCCAGCATCGAAACGGCTGTCAATGCCGTTGCAGGCGTCTCAACCGAATTGCAAGCTGTGTACGCAAACTTAACAGAAATTTTACAAGCCGACGACAACGCCCAAGCCGCATCTCAAAGTGCCGGTGCGGCATACAACAGCGCACAAGCTGCGGCTCAATCAGCACAAGACGCACTCAACGCGGCTGCGGGCCAGATCATTGACGATGCAGTTACTGCATCAAATAAAAGTTGGTCATCACAAAAAATCAGCGACGAATTGGATACAAAGCAGCCAAAATCACAAGCCGCCGCGCTCGCCAGCGGTGTCATCGACGCGGAATCAGCCGATATTTTCAGGTTCACGGTCACGGCGGATACGACTTTCAGCGTGTCGAACTTGCCTGCTGAACCAATCAGCTTTGTGCTTGAGATTACAAATGGCGGCGCTTACACAATCGGCTGGTGGCCCGGCGTGACATGGTCTGATGGTATTCCGCCGGTGCTGACCGCATCCGGCACGGACGTGCTGGGCTTTTACCATGCCGACGGCGTTTGGCGCGGCTTAAAAATGGCCAAAGGCGTTGCATAATGAAACTGATTAATCTCGCGGTCAATGCGGACATTAACACGTTTTTTGATACGACGTATAACACCACCGGCTCCACGACGGTCAGCACAAGCTACTCAACAAATTGGTACACCTATTACTACACGTCGTACAACACGCTTATTATGAGTCGAAATACGTCCAGACAAACAGAGTCCTGGTCAACGAGCCGCACTTACTACAACACAGGCGGTTACGGTCAATTTACATACTGGGATACGACTTGGGCCACATTTTATCCGACTCAAAATTACCCGGCAGGTTATTACGGCTGCGGCGCATACGGCTCTTATTATCACGCAGGTGGCGTGATCGGTGGCAGTATCAACACCTGCAAAGGTACAAATAGATACACAACGGTTGTGTCATCAACCCAAACATGGCGCTATACCAACAATACTTACTATCGTAATACGCTCTACGCGACCAAGGAATACCAAAATACATCGCATGGTACAAGTGAGCTGATAGGGCAACGCGTAACGCAAAAAAATACAGATTACAGCACGCAAAAATCAACCACTCGCCAGACATGGAGGGTCACGTCATGGTAACCGGCGGCATTACTGATAATCAAGCATTCCGCAAAGCGGTTGGCGGCGGCCTGACAAAGCAAACCCACATCAATGGCCTAGAGGCCCTGGAAAAACAAATCGTAGAGGCATCACCGCTTAACATTGGCTACGATTTGAGCCGACCTCAAAAGCCGTATTTTGACGAATTTGGGTACACAGAGATTTTAGGCACCTATATATATGTGTATCCGTTATCGACGGACGTCGCTTGTCGCCTTGTCGACCAAGTGCCGGATTCGGGTGACCCGGCGGCCGTGCTGTCTAAGTCGGCCCAGTCAGACAAATACACCGATATGGCATCGGTGACCGGGCAAAAGTCCGTGGTGTTTCTGCCAGGCTCAAATTTAATCTGGAGCCAAACCTCGAAAGAAATGCTATATCGCACAATGCACGAAGACCGTGCGGCCGTCATAAAACCGCACCCGCTGACCGATGCTAAGGACATTCGAAAACTCAAACTTGCATTCGGCATCACGCGATTACTTGAGGCCAAGCAATCCGGCTTTAATGCGCTTTTAGACGCGCATCGTGTCTATGTGACCCCGACCACCGAACTCGGCATTTATGCCACTTTAATGCTCAAAGACGTCCACACCGTCGGTCAGTTTTTTAAAGAGCACTCCGGCACTTACTACCCGCTTTATCGTTTGCGCAATCAGCCATTAAAGCTCGCAAAAGCGTTTGAGATGCCGGAGCGTACTGGCTTGTTTCACAAGGATACGTCACCCGAAAAAATCCACCAGTTTTTTGAGTACGCACTCAGTGTGCGTGAGTTTTATCGCCCTTTGGCGTCCAGCTATTATAACGAGGCAGATTAATGAGATTTTTACGAGTAATGGCCGATGGCCAAATCAAATACCCATACACTTTAGCGCAACTTAAAAATGATGAGGGCCTGTCTTTCCCGGCAACCGGCATCCCCGGCGTACTGTTGACGGATTACAACGTCCACCCAGTCTACGCGCTGAATCGCCCGGAAGAAAAGGTATCACCGCTCTATGTCGTCAAACGGCACCCGCCAGCGCTGGCGGAAGACGGAAAATACTACGAAGAATATTACATCGAACCGGCAGAAATCCCGCCGTTGCTTGACCTGGCCGGGGATGTTGTCGAGACGTCTGACCAGCGCAAACTCAAGTTTGCAAAAGCTTTCCAGATCGACAAAGTCCGCGCGGCTTATGCCGTGGACGCCGTCGCGCCGGTCACCGACACAAACGGCATCGAGTGGCGCGGTGGTGAGGCCTCCGCTCAAGCAATCAAGGGCGCGGCGGAACTGGCCGAATTCGCTGGCCAAACAACAATCACGCTGCGGGATGCCGCCCGTGCAGCTCACATCGTCAGCATCGCCGATGCCAAGGCCGTAGCCGCCCAAATTGGCGGTGACTATCAAACAAAATTCCAAGTCAAAGAACAGGCTATATATGACATCGAGCGAGCGGAAACGGTCCCTGAAATCGAATCTATCAACTATTAATAAGGAGAAAAAATGAAACGTATCTGGTTAATTCTACTGGCCCCATTGCTTGTTATGGCATGGCTTGTGTGGGCGCTTAAATACATCTGGGCGATTATTTTTGACCCTGATCATGCTTGGGTCTTGGCAATGTCCAAAGACCAACTGGCAAATGCGGCGTTTAATGGCGACCCGGATGAAACAATCAGCAGCCGCGCGGGACGACACAATCTCGGCGACAAGGATCAAGAGTGCTGGTCAAAGATTTTGTGCTGGCTCCTAAACCACATCGAGAAAGATCATTGCGAACTAGCGCGCCGTGCTTTTTTAAAAATTACCAAATCAAAGCGATTTTAAGATATATTTAAACTACCGAATCGGAAGGACTCTTGGCCGTGCCTAGAACACTCCTGACGATATCGGAGTCCAGCGGGATAAGACCAAGCCCTTTCTGTGATTGCGCTTGATACCTTTTGAACGATGTTACTGGGCGTTGCTGACCCTAACATGGAAAGCAAAATGCTTTGTTGGTAGTCGCGAATGCTAACAAGGGAGCGCCCGCAAGGCGCTATATAAATGTTGAGTTTTAATAACTCAGCGCGCTGAGTTGTTGCATGGAGAATGTCCATGAAAGCAACTTTGCATATAAATGTTGATTTGGCAAAGATCATTTATGCAACAGCTTTTTTGCTGCTTGTTTTGATTTAATCAACTAAAGTCGTCGCACACAGGTGCGGCGCATTTTACTCTTTTGGGCGGCATTTCAAATCGCTAAAATGATGATGCTCATGCTCTTTGATGCCATGTTTCTTCAATTCCTCACGACAATCTTCAAAAGTCCAGTTTTCTTTAGATTCATGCCTTTCTGCAAAAATCCATGTAAATCCAGCTATAACGGTGATTGTTCCAACAATTAAGTATATCTTGTAAAGATCTTTCATTTAATTTCTCAAATATTTGAAACTCAGTAATATCGTTAGACAGGAATAATAACAAGAAAGGAAAGGAGCGACCCGCAGACTGCGCCAACAGTTTGCGAGCCACCCACCCATGCTTCAATACAGCATGAGTGAGCCAAGACTCCCCGCTTAAGCTTAAGCACGGGGATTGTATCATTCAAGCGATTGGAGCACCACATGAAGCATAAACCCGTTGTACCCTGGATCGGCGGCAAAGGCCGCCTAGCAAATTGGATTCTTTCAAAATTCCCGCCTCACACCTGTTACGTTGAAGCCTTTGTCGGAGCCGGTGCGCTTTACTTTGCGAAAGAAGAAAGCAAGGTCGAAGTCATCAACGATATCAACAACGATCTGTACGATTTATTCCAGGTGATACAGCACCACCCGGAAGAGTTTGTGAGGCAGTTCAAATGGGCATTATCAAGCCGTAAAATGTTCGAGTGGCAAAGAGAGCTCGACCCGTCAGGACTGACTCAAATTCATCGAGCCGCCAGGTTCTTTTACCTTCAGAAGCAATCATTCGGCGGCAAGGTTCAAGGCCGGTCGTTTGGAACCGCAACAACATCAAAACCAAAGCTGAATTTATTCAGCATCGAGGAAGACATTAGCCAGGCACATTTACGCTTGGCCAGGACATACATCGAGCACCTATCATGGGAGCAAGTATTCAAAAAATATGACCGGCCACACACACTGACATACCTTGATCCGCCATACTGGCAGACTGAAGGTTATGGTGTCGAGTTTGGCTGGGAGCACTATGAGTTAATGGCAAAAATGGTTCGAGAGTGCAAAGGTATGGCCATAGTCAGCATTAACAACCATCCCGATATCGTCAAACTGTTTAACGGATTGCACATGGAAACAAAGCCGATCAAATATACCGTAGGCGGCGGCAGCGGAAGCCAGGCAACTGAATTGCTGATATGGAACGACCAGGTGGAGCGGAAATTAAAAAAGGGTTGTGGATAA